TTTAAGCATACAGTGCGCTATTCATGGGCAGGTAAGTCAGGGACGATTGCAACGAATGTAGACACATCCACAACGTGGACGCTCCCTCTTGACTTTGCCAATGACATCCCAAACTCCGCAAGTGGAACAGGGACTGTCTTTGTAGATACCTATTCAGGATCTACAAAGACAGGTACGCAGTCAACTACCTTGACGGCTAGTGTACCAGCGAATGTGAAACCCACATTTACAGGGATTTCATTGTCAGACTTGAATGGTGCAGCTCAAAATCTCATCCCAAACGGAAACACGTTCATCCAGGTAATCTCTAACATTAAGGTAGCGTTTAATGGCGCAGTCGGTTCTTATGGCTCATCCATCACTGGATACTATGCCGAAATCGTCGGCAAAAACCAGTCTACAAGCTCAAACGGTGGGAGTCTTGGCATTATGAACTACCACGGCACCATCAAAATTAGAGCGAGCGTCTCAGATAGCCGTGGGAAATGGTCAGACGCTAGAGAGGTGTCTGTAACAGTGCTTGAGTATTTTGCCCCTGCTCTTAGCTTTAGCATAGCAAGAACGGGATCAACCTCTAGCACCTTGACCGCTACGAGAAATGCCAAAATCGCCCCTCTGACCGTCTCAGGAAGTCAAAAGAATACAATGACCTTAACTTTTAAGGTCGCAAGGCTTGGGACTACTAACTTTCAAGCAGACACAGGACCAGCCACTGGATCCTGGACAAGTATCTCAAACCTAGTCAATTCTCAGGCTAATCTTGCTGGCAATTATCTAGCTAATCAGTCCTGGGTCGTTATTGGCACGCTTGAGGACAAATTCACACGGTCTGATTTCATGGTAAACGTGGCCACAGAGAGCGTAGTCTTGTCTTATGACAGGTCAGGAGTTGGGGTCAACAAAATTCGTGAGCAGGGTGCCCTGGATGTTAAGGGTGACATCTACGCTAATAATCAGCCTATTCAACAGTATCAACTTACACAGCCAACAGGCAACTCTATAGACGTAGGAGGGGACTGGAATAACCTAATTCAGGCAGGTATGTTTATGGGGTATAACATGGATAATTCACCTCAAGGAGGTAATGGATGGAAACATGTGCAAGTATTCAAACACAATGACAACTGGGTAGTACAAGTAGCCTATGATTTTGGAGGTGAAATAGGGGCAATCCGTGCGAAAGTAAATGGAACATGGAAACCTTGGAAGAAACTTGCAACACAGGATGATATTTCAAGGATAACTCAAAATACAGCCTGGCAAAATGCCAATTTACAAAATGGGTGGAGCCATCATAGAGATTATGGAAATGTCCAATTTTCAAAAACATTTGACGGTATTGTTTATTTAAAAGGTACTTGTAAAGGCGGAAAGACTACCCGTGAGTCAATTATCTTTACTTTACCTGAAAATTTCAGACCCTCCACAACGCTATTCAAAACCGCTTTAAACAATGACTATGGCCCTGCCGTTGTCGGAGTCTATCCAAGTGGAAACGTGGTTGTGAAAAATAATGTTGATTCAAATTGGCTAAACCTAGATAATATTTCATTCAAAATTTAAAGGAGCTTCTATGAAATTAGAATACGGGACAAAATCCCAAGAATTTGATGCAAGCGGAAAAGAATCCGCTACAAAGGTCACGTTAGTCAATGCAGACGGTGCTATCGTACCTATCTTGCTACCAGCTGATAAAATCGGTTTGTCAAATACAGAGCTTTTTGAGATGGCTCTTGAAGTTTTGTATCAGGAAAACTTCCCAAACCGAGCAGAAACCGAAAAATTCAGTAAGGTGGATGAGCAACTAAAACAAAACAAAGAAATGGCTGTCAAGGTGGAGCAAGCGACCGTAGAGAACAAGGAAAACCTTGATGCGGCCTCAGAGATCCTTGAGATCATGATCGCTTTGTCAGTATCTCAAAATGGAGGTATGCCTACTTTTGCTTATGGAAAAGTAGCAAATTTCATCAAGCCACTTGTGAAGAGCACACGCTACTCAAACGGAGACATCATCTCAGGCGCTTATCCATTTGATACCAATCCCAAATGGCCAAGTGGAACCAAGACTATCTTTAAGTTCCAGATGCAGCCGACAGAAGGTTACACATGGAAAGAACAGTCACTTGCTGAAATGCTACAACAAGGCGTGTTGACTGTGGTCATGCCACGTATCGATTAAGGAGGATATATGCAAATCGAATTTTTCAATTTTTTAAGAAGTGTCGTCCAGACTGAAGACGGTCTGGTCTTGTACGCCCTGGCATTGATTGTCTCAATGGAAATCATTGATTTTGTGACAGGAACGATTGCGGCTATTGTCAACCCTGACATCGAGTACAAGAGTAAAATCGGCATCAACGGACTTCTTCGCAAAATTCTAGGGGTCCTCTTGCTAATGATCCTTATCCCAATGTCCGTGCTCTTACCTGAGAAGACAGGATTCGCATTCTTGTACTCGATCTATCTCGGATACATCGCATTTACTTTTCAATCACTCATTGAAAATTACCGCAAACTAAAAGGAAATGTCACTCTTTTTCAGCCAATTTTAAAAGCGTTTCAGCGATTGATTGAGAAAGACGAAGATAAAAACAAAGGAGAATAACATATGTCACAATTTAACGAAATCATTATTGCATTTGCTACAGGCTTTTTAGCAGTAGCCACAGGCAGTATCATCAAAGCAGTAAAAGATTACCTTTTGCGAAAGGGCGGAGAAAAGACTATCAAGATTGTAGAAATCTTGGCTAAGAACGCAGTCAATGCCGTAGAGCAAATCGCAGCCGAAACTGGCTATAAAGGCGAAGAAAAACTGGAGCAAGCACGCACTAAAATCCGTGCTGAGCTTAGCAAATATAACATCAGCATGAGTGACAAAGAACTCGACACATTTGTCGAGTCAGCTGTCAAGAAGATGAATGATGCCTGGAAAGGGGAGTAATTATGACAGTAAACATTGAAACAGCTATTGCTTGGATGCGTGCACGACAAGGCCAAGTATCATACAGCATGGATGATCGTAACGGCCCCGACTCTTACGATTGCTCAAGTTCGATCTACTACGCTTTGACGAGCGCTGGAGCCGCGTCCGCTGGTTGGGCGGTCAATACTGAGTATGAACATGACTGGCTCAAAAAGAACGGATATGAGCTTATCTCTGAGAATACTCCGTGGGATGCTCAGCGTGGGGATATTTTTATCTGGGGACGTCGCGGATATTCTAGCGGAGCAGGTGGCCATACTGGTATTTTTGTGGATAGTGATAACATTATCCACTGTAACTATCGTTTTGACGGCATCACGGTGAATGATCATGATGATATTTGGCTCTATGCAGGACGCCCTTACTACTATGTGTATCGTCTGACTAATCCATCTGCAACTGCCGAAGAGGTCAAGACAGGTTGGCAGAAGAATGACACAGGTTATTGGTGGGTTCGTGCAAATGGCTCTTATCCAAAAGACCAATTTGAGTACATTGAAGAAAACAAATCATGGTTCTACTTCGACAGTCGTGGATACATGTATTCTGAACGTTGGCTCAAGCACACAGACGGCAAATGGTATTGGTTCGACAAGGATGGCTATATGGCCACATCTTGGAAGAAAATCAATGGCAAATGGTATTACTTCAACCGTGATGGCTCTATGCAGACTGGTTGGGTTAAATACTATGAAAAATGGTATTACCTGGATGCCGTCAACGGCGATATGAAATCGAACACATTTGTGCCTTACAATGGCGGATACTACATGCTGCTTCCTGATGGTCGCATGGCCGATAAAGAAGCCTTTAACATTGAGCCTGATGGGCTCATCACTACAAAATAAAGAAAGGAGATTCTATTTTTCTTCTTAAACTAACCGCAGGCTCAGGCTTGCGGTTTTTTTGTTTGCAATAATAAAAGCAGTGACCGAAATCACTNNNNAAAGAAAGGAGATTCTATTTTTCTTCTTAAACTAACCGCAGGCTCAGGCTTGCGGTTTTTTTGTTTGCAATAATAAAAGCAGTGACCGAAATCACTGCTTATCAGCTGTAGCAAATTCATAGAGCTTTTCTGCCGTTAGAAGCGCCATTTTGTCCATGCTTGTTTTTCCTTTCCTAAGGTCAGAAACAGTAGTCCATGGAACTCCAGCGCCTTGCGAAATAGCAGATGTAGACATCGAACTGTCTAATAATTGTTGAATAACTTTTCTCATATTATTTGTCCTTTTTATTTTTTAGATAGATATATACATTGATCACAATTATAAAAATAGCTATTGCACTAACCATTGCTTTTCCTCTTTTCATTTGATAAAAT